TGTCTCTCATTGAATCTTACTTGTTTATCTGGAGTCAGAAGGAAATCGATATCCTCCAGATAAGATTTAGTCATTGCATATTGAAGCAATTCGACAGAATTAAAATAATATAAGTCATTTAAAAATAACTGATATTTAATACTAAACATTCCACCAGATATTGAACTGGTATCAAATTTAAATATTTTTTCAATACCAATTACAGAATCTGGAACTTGTATGTAATTAGATGTCTCATAAAAATTAAATGTTGTTGCCGTTCCGACGATTGTTGAAGTTCCTGTTGTAGTAACAATTCCTACAGGATTATTCAAATTTGCAGATCCTCTGTCAATATCATCCTGAGTTATTTTATATTTTAGATACATTCTTTCAACTCCATCATAATGTCTTTCATTAAAGTATTGAATAGTATCATCCACCAAATCATCTATTTGATCATCATCAACATTAATTTCTAGAACTGGAGCACCTAATCTCCTTAAACAATAGTCAATTAGTTCTTGTCTAGTGTTTGGTTTTGACATTAATAAACACCTCCATCTATTACACTAGTCCAAGTTGGTATTCCAGTCGGTTCATCAGTTGTTAGTATAAAATTACTAGTGTTTATTGCATTTTCTGTACTTGCAGCACCTATTAACTTACCATCATCATCAAAATATCCTATTCCATTGGGACCATCAAAATATTTTTCATATATTAAGTAATCACTGACATATAAATCAGATCCAACATATAAATCTCCCCTAAATGTAGTTATACCAACTACATCTAAATTTTGAGTTGTTGTTGTATCAGTTACATTGATATTTCTTACAAATCTAAATGTATCTGTTGTTATAAATTTAGAAGTATCTGCATTATACTCTAAAAAGTACCCGTCTGCTAAAGATGATACATCTACATCACTTAAATCAACTATTCTTGATATTGAAGATCCACTAATATTCGAAAGTACTTTTATTACTCCCTGTCCACCAATTCTATCTGGTATGCTAGACATTACCTCGTTACTCCCGGTCTTACTAGAGCCATTCCCTCAAATGCCTTATATTTAGTTCCACCAGAATTTAATCCACCAATTTCAATAAGAACATCAAAAACATATCTACCTGGTTTTAAACTTAAAGTCTGATCATCAGTTAATGATATTCTAATGATTCCGACTTCAGAGTCTAAAATAGTTGATTCAAAAGATGTATATGATGAACTAGAATAAGTTTTTCTCAATTGTGCAGTAACTCCATATCCAGTAATATTCAAACTTGAATTGGTTCTAGAATCCCCTAAGGCAAAGTTACTAGAAAAATCAAATCCCTGCTCTATTATAATGTTAGATGCATAAACTGACATTACTTAATAATGAATTACCTTAAGATATTTATATTCTAAAGATTCATTAGGTCTACAACAGTTTCTTGTTGTTTCAAATACAACTTAAAGTATAGTTTTGCAAAAATTCTTAATTCCTCTTCAGTTAAGTTATCAATAACTCTAGAGTGTTTTTCATACTCAAATAATTTATCTATTGATTGTAATTTTATTTCACTTGGATCCATTTACAATCTCCTTTAGTAAAGACTTAATTTCTTCAATATCCTTCTTCATTTCGTCTAACTCTCTTTTTTGAGATTTTCTATTATTTAAACTATTCACATACTGATTATAAGAGTTATTATCAAAATTGACAATAGCACCAGACTCTTCATCTCTGTACAAATTCGGGTGACCTTTTACTGGTATCATCATCTGACTGCAATACTCCTTAAATCTTTAAATCTTGGAGGATACGCTTGGTTTGTAGATGACATTACAATTTTTATAATATATCCAGTAAACTCTCCAAGATTATTGGCAGAAAACTCATACTCTAAGAATTCATTTTCTCTACTTGGGCGAACAAATACATCAGGTAATCCGCTATTATTTGCAGGATCTACAACATCGAGATAACCATCATTATTATTATCCACAGTTAAATTATTATACCCCGGGAATAATTCAAATGCTTGATCAATTTCACTAGAATCTGGTCTAATTAAACTGTATAATACTCTAAAGTCTGCAGAAGAATGTCTATAAGCAGATAATATAACTTTTAGAGAAGTTGCGGACTGTGAAAGTCTAACTGTATTTGATACATAAATTGCAGAATGTGGATCTTCAATAAATGAATTAACTCTATTATCTGAAGAATAATTAGATATTGGAGAATTAATTCTATTACTATGGAAATCGGTGAAGCAGTTATCTAAGAATATCTGTGGAGAAACATACTTATTTGTTGTTTCTAAAGTAACTGCTGTAGTAAAGGACTTATTTCTTGGTAGTGCAGTTAGATATGTATCTTCATTTACTTTGGAGCAAACAATTCTTGTAGAAGACAATTCATTAAGAGAATTTAATTGTATATCTTCATAACCCAAATCATTAAATGATACTTCACTACCAGAAACACTAGTTCCACTCACACTTCTGATTTTTGCAGAGACTGAAGTTGCATCGGTTGGTGATATAATTCTATAGAACGGAATGATAGAATCATATTGAATATTTTCTGTAGCAAATACACCATTTCCTCCAGAATTTAATTCAGTTGTAAATGAAAGTTGAGGATAATTTGTAGGTGTGCCATCAAGACTTCTATCTTCACCATTAGAAGTTCTATCAATCTCAATATGATAACTATCAATGTCTAAACCAAAGTCACTAATATCATGAGTTGTATTGATTCTTCTCAAAGAAATACCATTGAATTCATACTTATAGACTTGAGTGTTAACACCATGAGGAATAGCAAGTGTTGATAATTGACCTCTTGCTATTGTTTCTAGTGTTCCAGACCCAACACTTTCATATTTAATAATTTCATTTTCTACAATTGCATAACCAGGATTTGTATTACTGACTCCCTTTCCTTCAAAAGTGCCAAAGTTAGAAGTGCTTGCAACTGAAATTGAAGTAGAAGATGCAGTTATAGACTGAGAGAGTGTAGTTGGAGTAACATTAGGTAAAACACCAGAAATTTTAACTTTATTATTTGGAGAATACATTCCATGATTGAAATGATTCACTTTAACAAAGTTTCCACTATATAAAGAACCGGTAGGAGTTGAACTTGTGATAAAAGTAGATCCCATAGTAACCGCATTATTGGAATCATCATAATAGACTAATTTTGCAGTTCCATTGTCAGTAAATGATTCTCCTTGAACATTACTGAGATATAGAGTATCAATTCCACCATTGTTTCCAGTAATTGTTATCCTTGCATCTCTTCCACTATTACTAGAAACTGAAGAAGTTACAATACCGACAACATCTCCAATTGAATATCCATTTCCTGGATTTACTACACTAATTGCAGATATTGCAGAAGTACCTGCAGAAACATTAGTAATATTTAAAGTGAGACCAGATCCATTACCAATAATGTTGAATGTTGATACATTAGAATCTGTTACATAGTTAAATCCACCAGTTGTTATACCAACAGAAGATACTGAGCACCCTGTTCCTACAATATAACCATAATTATAAGTTTTTATATCTTCACTTACTTTTCTTCCTGTCGTTAAAATGCCAATAGTATTTGTATCAGTAGTGGTTGTGATACCGACACTTAATTTTCTAGGAAGTGCTGTTAATGGATTATTTTGAAGATTTTTAATGTATCCATTACTTTCATTAAGTGTTGGATTATAGAAGTATACTGTAGATGGGGTATTAGTTACAAAATTTGCACGATATAATGTAAATTTCATATCTTGGTATTGATTTGCTGTCCATATTGAACCATTTTGAGATTTAAACAGACTTCCTAATGCAAATTGCTGAGTGTATAAAACTGAATTTGCATCTGGAAGATTTACAGATTGAATAGTCTTTTTGCCCATTTCGGCAATAAAAACTTCATACTCTACGCTTTCTGGTGCAAGAAGAACAACTGCATATTCTAATCCTGGAGCAAGATAAATTGGATAATCAAATGTTACTTTTGTTACTGCAGATGCGTCGTCAGATATATTAATTTGATTTGGTCTGAGTGTTACTGAATTTCCAATCACTGTTCGTGTTGGAGTTCCTAACTCTACAGTTCTTATTTGAACTGTTAGTGGATTATTTGCAGTATCTTTCCTATAAAAATAAAGATCTATATCAGTTAAATATACTCCACCCTCGTCATCATTTTGAGTACCACTTCCACCAACACTAAATGATTGTGCTAAAGGATCATAAAACTCGCTTGTAACATTTGCTATTGTTGTAGTTGTTGTTCTTGTAGTTGTAAATGTAGTTGTATTTGTAATAGTAGTTTCATATAACTCTAATGTTCCCTCAGAAACATAGTTAGTTTCTGCTGATGATATTAATGTACTTCCAGATGCTGAAGTCTCATTCGTTAAACTAGATGTAACTTTATATGTTTTACTTCCAGTATTAATTCTTACATCAGGTGCAGGTGTCGTATTTGGATCTCTAATGAAGAAAGATCCTATTAGATCCCCAAAATTGTCAGATATCAATCTCAAATCTTTCACATATGCAATAGATCCACTTGTCTGACCAACAAGTTTTGCACCTTTGACAAGGAATCCTGAATAAAGTCCTTGAGTTTCTTCTGAAAGTGAATAAGTGTCTACATTTAATACTTTTGATGATGCACTATATGCATTTGCTATAGATTCTGATTTAATGTATGGATTTACATTAAAAGTTGTTGTTGGAGAATTATATTGACCAAATTTATGATTTGGTTGAGAAACTCTAAAGGAGATGATTTTATTATTTTGACTATCATATCCAAAAACAGTTTCTCCAATTTCAAATGCGGAAGATGCACCATAATTTTGTAAAGATGCGCTGTCTGAAATCTCAATGAGTTTTGGAATAAAATCTACTGATCCATTGCCATCCAAGAATTGATAATATCTAGTATAAGGTTTTAAATTTGAAATAGAAAACTCAGTGTTTCTAGATCTCATATATTCTTCAGGTCTAGATTCTATAAGTCTAGTAACACTTGAACTAGTAGTAGAACTTCTTGTTGTGTCATTAACATTTTGGGATACTTCAATAGATCTTTCAATTTGACCTCTTCTATCCCAATTGGATACCCTTACATTTCTATTTACAACATCAACTTGACTTCTTTCAATCAGTACAAAGTCAGTGACTGATATTGTTTTGTCAGGTAACTGAAGAGTTCTGACCCAGTTATCTCTTTCTGGAGATAATTTTATTGTTCCAGTATAGGTTACTACATGGAATGGATTTACATTTTCTACTTGAGTTGCTAATGGTTGAGATATCCACTTTTCAGATTCATACTTAAGAGAAACTGTAGATCCAGTTTTTTGTGTATTTAAATCTAATAATTGATAATTTGTTGATAAATCTATATTTTCATCGGAGGTATTTACAGATGGTACAAGATAATTTTTTAAACTGTTTCTAGAAATAACAGGTCTCATTTCTTGGAAATCAGAATCAATTTCAATAGAAGAGAAAGAATTGTTTATTCTTGAGGTATCTTTAAAATCATCTACAAAAAAACCAGTCTTAAATCTATTAAATCCTTCAGAATCTTGTATTTGTAGAGTTTGAGTGCTCAATTCTAAAAGTGATAAAGAAGTTACTCTTTCAAGATTCTTAACTCTATTTTCAATGAGACCAATATCTCTCATAGTATATCTTCTATTATCTACAAGAGATAATACTGCATTTTTGACATTATACAGATATGGTGGGAGAGTAACTGTCGCTAACTCCATTAAATCATCAGTTTTTACTGGTGATTTTGGATTTTGAGAAGAAACTCCCTCTAAATAAATAAATTCTCCTGTTTTACTTAAATAAATTTTATCAACTCTACCCAAATAGTAGTCATATCCAATGATAGTACTCTCATTTGGTGTTAAATTTAATTTAATTGAAGAACTAAAGTCTCTATTGTCAAAATCAAATGGTGATGAAGTATTTGTAGTAAAAACTGAAACTTTTGGTCTAAAATCTAAAGTATCAGATACTCTAGTTTTATTGCTTCCAACTGAAGGAATATCAGATGAAAATTGCTCTTTATTATAACTTGCTACAGTGAATACATCTCCATTATCTGTTGAGGGGACACTGTAATAATCAAATACTACTAAAATTCTTCTAGAAGGTTCTGTTTCTCCTTCATTCCTAACAAGTCTAGAATAATCATAATATTGTTCTTTCTGACCTTTATCTAAAATAAATCTATTTGTAATATCATTATAATTTCCTAAAGTTAAAGCATCTATTTCACCAGAAATATTTGATTCCTTAAAAGTTACAACTTCATTAGTATTAAATCTATTCGAATTTAGATAAACAATTCCTACACTATTTGTAGACCTTGTTACGACTCTAGCAATACATCCACTTTCAGATCCTAAAATATTCTCACCAACAATAGCATTTCCACCAATATTTAAAACTGAACTAAATGACAAGATATCTAAAGATGGATTTGATGTATCCAAAGATTCATAGACTGCTAAGACCTTTGAAACATCTGGATAATTTAGAGAAATTTCTTCATCTTGAACTCTTAGACCATAATATTGATTATACTCAAGACCATCATCGATAGAAGTACTAATACCACTCCCAGATTCTGGATACTTTGAATAAATTATGTTTAAGACTTTGCTACGATTATATTGTTTTTGCTTACTCTGCACACCATTTTTAATGAATGTTGCATTAATTGTAGATGTTGTCTTTCCGCTAGTAAGATTTGATAAAGTTACTTGATTATTTGATAAAGAAAATTGATCAGATGTTAAAGATTCTGTTGTGCCATCATCATAATGAACAGAGTAACGCTCTTCATCGAATGGTGTGAATAAAGCAGTTGTTAATCCTGAAAAAGAAAAATCTGATACTGAAAGAACTATTGGACTACTTGAAGACTTAGAACTTGTAGACTGTGCGCTAAAAGTTAAAATAGAGTCATTTAAATCTATTTGAGATATATTTGAGTTAGGTAACTCAGCATATAAGTATCCCTTATCAGTATTCCTAATCTTCGGTATTCCAATACTAAATGATAGATTTGTCGCAACTCCTACAGCACCATCACAAACACCACTAACTGTAGAGATTCCTGCAACAGTTATTGAATTGCCAGTAGCACTTATACTAGAAACTCTATTAAAAGTTTCATCAGCACTGTTAGGTGACTGATATCTTATTATAGATCCAACCTTAATTGTATTGAAAAACTTTCCTGGAGAAGTTACTACCCCACCTGCAGTGATGTTAATAGTATCAGAAGCATTAAATCCAATTGGAAGTTTCTTATCTAATACCGAATCTCCAATAAATGAAGTTGCAATTCCTACCGATGTGGGTTGATAAACCTGTCTAATGTCTTCAGTACCATATACGCTGATTTGTGAAATAGATCTAGGATATATTTCAACTCCATTAATAATTATTTGCTCACCTTTAATAAAAGTACCTGATGTTTGTCTTAATTTAATTGATGTGGTGCCGTCTCCCGATGCAGATGCATATCCACTTGCACCACTGCTTTTTCCCTTTACATATGAGGAAATTGGTAATTGTTCTGCCGTTATACTTTGATTTAAAACCAAAGTTGTATAGGTCTGTATGTCATACAAATATAAGTCCCAATTAGTAGATGCTCCAGAATAAGCAGAGTCAGTTAATCTAAAACTATAAACTCTAGCATCTCCAATTTTAGTATCTGAAATTGGATCTCCAGAATCACTTCTTCTAACTGAATGAAGTTCTAAAGATTCATTCTGCTTTGGAGATCCAGTTATGTTATTAATTCTCAATAAGTTTCCCATTTCAAAGGGAACATTTGCAGTTTTTACATTTTGAGTTTCTCTTGGTTTATTTACATCTAGAATAGTAGTTGTAACTTTTTCAATATCATAACCTTTTACATATGCTTTTCCTGGTGATAATTTTACACCCATTAAATCATCTGAAGGAGTATTTCCAAACTCTGTTTTCTGATTATCAAAGAATAATCCATCATTTCCAAGTCTATCATTCAAAGAATTATGTAAAGAAATTTTAAATGGAGTTACAGAGTAATTTCCAGATTCATCAAAAGTTCTTTGTGCTAAGTAATCTCTAATGAGAGAATATTGAGTTGTAGTATTAACCTTTTTAATTTCACCGTTTTCAATTCTAAGAATTTCAATAAAATCAGTGTCAGTCTCTACACTATCAATAGATTTTTTAGTTAAAGACAGTCCTATCTTAAATCTATCCGCACCTGGTGCCGCATAGTTAGTAAATCCTTTAGCATTATCGTATAAAGAAGAATCTTCCTTAGCAGATATAATTTCTTCAGATACTTTAAGACCTACTCTGTATGATGGAGTATTTGTATAATAATCTAGGATAATAGTTTGTTTAGATACTCTAGCAAAAGTACCTCTTACAAAATAAATTCCATCATCAATAGAGACAGCAGATCCTGTAGAAGTTGCATCTGTTAGGATTAATGAAGCAAAGGGAGTGCCTGATGTAATCGTAGTATTTCCATAAACAATACTTTCAGTTGATACTAATGATTCGCCATCTTGAAACGGATTGATATTAAAATCATTATCCGAATCAATATACTTTACATATAATGTAACATAATCTAAATTATTTGTTGAATTTGGTATTTCAACTTTTTGGACATATGCAGTGACACCAGAAACTTGACCTTCTATTAATTTACCTACATATTTCTCAATGTATGCTGATATGTTGACACCAAAAGAAGTTGGATTTAATTTAACTGCGAAAAAACTAGGATCATAAGTAGTATTTCCTGGAATTACTAAAGACCCTTCTTTAAAAATATGACTACCAAACGATTCAATTTGATTTTGTAAAATTGATTGAATATTATTTAATTCTCTTGATTGTACTGGTCTTCCTGGATTAAAAAGAACTTTATAAAAGTTCTTTTCAGCATCAAAGTCATCAAAATATGGACTTACATTTAGGTTTGTCTTTTGTGCCATTTCTTAGAATTCCAGGATAATTTTAATGTCTTCTTTTTGCCTAACATTGCGAGAAACGAGAGGTCTATTATCAATGTAAATAATATCTCCCGTCTTTTTATTTATCTCAGGATTTGCAAGTCCATCAGTAAATGTAACCCCTAGATTTATAATGGAGTTATTTACTGTTGTAGTAATTCCGGAGAAAGATGAGATTTGACCAACAAAATTACTACTTTCTCCAACTACATTTCCACCGGTATTACTGAAATTAATGTTAGCGTTTCCTTCAGTAGAAACTCCTACATAGTCTGTTTGATCGTGTGTTGGACCATAATATAAAGATCTATCTCTAAAATATTTTAAAACTTTTGTATCTGAATCATATGATGCAACATATCCAACAGCAATTCCTCCGGATACAGTTTGAGTAATTTTTTCTCCAATAGTTGGTGGTGTATCATTTACTGTGGTGAAATTAATTGCATAAAGACCTGAAAATTGAGAATCACTAAAAACTTCTGTAGAAATGAATTTGGTAGGATTCTTTACTATACCAATTTGGCAAAACTTAGTATTAATCGGAAAGTCTCTAGAAGAATCATCAAACCTACTATAAATCATTACTCTATCAGCACCCAATTCTTTATATAAGTCATATCCATGACCTCTAGAGGGTGGAATTATTGGAATAAGTCTTGCTGGATTTGCAATATTTCCACCTGGCTGTAGTGGTCCTAAATCAACTATTCCATAAGTATATCCTTTACCACCAGAAGTAACAGTAGTGTTAATTATTTCCCCATTTGAATTAACTTCTACAAAAACTCTACCACCAGTACCATTACCTAAAATATTTACCTCTCCAGAAGATAGATAATTACTTCCAGGATTATCAATGTAAACTGTTTTTATTTGATTATCATTTACTTCAGAGTCTCCATTTTCTCTTACAGAAACAATTTGAGAATCTGTAGAGGTACTCCAGTTGTTTGGTAATGTGATATACTCAGTAGAATCAAACTTTACAATGTCTCCAGGAGAAACAGTAAATAGATACTTCCAAACATATCCATCACCACCAGTTCCTGCAATAGATGGTTCTAAATCGGTGTGTGTTGGTTCATATAATGATTGATTTCCCGTTGTATTAATTCCACTGGACCCATTTTCAATACAAATATAAACCTTGTAGTCACTATTTAATACATAAAATTCAGAATCATATAACCTTGCTCTTTTTGCTATTGGACTAAGATTATTAATACTATAGTCATGTCTATACATATCATATTTTTTACCTCTTACCCAATTAACTCTCTTTACAACTCTTCTTATATTTGATGATGTAACTTTTTTTCCAAAAAGAAGAGTGTCTTCATATTGAGTTAAATAATCCAAATTATCAATTGGATTTGGCACTATACCATTTGTCACCCCAGTGCCACCATCCCAATTAGTATCTCTACCAAATCCAGTGTATCTATTAGGATTAGTTAAACCAACCCAGACATAATAAGAGTCTGAAGAATTATCTACAGAGCCTATAAAATTAGTGGCGTTTAAAATTCTAAATTGATCTGTTACAAGTGCAGACATTTAT